TACTTGCATAATGGCTACCTTTCCCTCGATTACCCCAACCTACGGAGTTCAGAAAAGATCACAACCAAACACAAGAATTACTCAATTTGGAGATGGTTATGAACAGCGTACTACTTTTGGTTTAAATCAAAATCCTAAAATATTTAATTTAACCTTTGAAGTATCAGAAACAGATGCAGATACTATTGAAACTTTTTTAGATGCCAGAGCAGTTGATAGTGCCAGTTTTACCTTTACACCACCGGGAGAATCTAGTTCTTCTCAATTTATATGTGATTCTTGGAACAAATCTATTCCATATTTAAATAGAGCAAGAGTACAAGCTACTTTCAGAGAGGTTTTTGAACCATAATGGCAATACCAGTTTCAGCATTACAGTCAATAAATCCTGGATCAGTTATTGAATTATTTACTATTGAGTTAATTACTGCATTACATGGAGCTAATACTTTATATCGTTTTCATAATGGTGCTAATCTAAATGCCAATGGAGAAGTGGTTTGGGCTGGTAACTCATATTTAAGATTCCCCATTGAATGTAATGGATTTGAATTTGGTTCAACTGGTACTTTACCTAGACCAACAATCTCAATAAGTAATATATTTGGAACAATTACTACAATAATTCAAACTGTAAATGAGACTACTGTAGGAAATGATTTGAACGGTGCAAAGTTTACAAGAGTAAGAACTCTTGCTAGATATTTAGATGCTGCAAACTTTACAGGAGGTACAAATCCTTTTGGTACACCAGATCCCACCGCAGAGTTCCCACAAGAAATCTATTTTTTGGATCGTAAAGTTACTGAAACAAGAGATATAGTCACATGGGAAGCTCAATCTGCTCTTGACTTAGTAAATGTAAAACTACCACAAAGGATTGCGACTAAAGATATTTTTCCTGGCATTGGAGCGTTTTTAGGATTTTAAAATGAGTTGGAAAGACATTGCATTAGAACACGCACAGAAAGATTCACCACAGGAAGCTTGTGGTCTATTGACTATCTATAAAGGTAAAGAAAAATACTATCCTTGTAAAAATATTGCGGAGGAACAAGGTGATTATTTTATTTTGGATCCTGATGATTGGATGAAAGCTGAAGATGAAGGTGAGGTTATAGCAGTTATACATAGTCATCCGAACCATCCACCATATCCAAGTGAAGCTGATTTAGCCAGTTGTGAATATTTAGATTTACCCTTTTATATTGTCACTCCAGAGACAAAACAATGGCACTACTTTAAACCTTCTGGTTATAAGAAAGGATTGATTGGTAGAGAATGGGTTTGGGGAGTACAGGATTGTTGGAGCTTGATACATGATTGGTATGAAGAAAAAAGAAATATTAAATTAAAGCATTGGGATAGACCTAAAAGTCCAAAAGAATTTTCAAAGAATCCGTTATTTGAACACGGTTTACCCTTAACTGGTTTTGTTGAACTGGAAGATACGGTAGATTTAGAAGAGGGTGATGTTCTTCTTATGGACACAACAAACAC